ATGAGCGTTATCGGAAGCCTGTCCTTATCCTGAACCTACCTAGCAACCTGCTCGGTGGTCAGTTCGATGGCTTTGTGGAGAATGTAGCCCTACGCGCTACGCCTACATTCGTGGACATAACCCTCTACATCTCAGCAACAGACTTCTCACTCAGCACTACACAATGGGAAACAGTATTGCCAGCCTCACTTATCTGGACTGGCGTAAATGGTACACTTACTTGGACTAACGCGACTGGAGCACTAACCTAATGGCAACTACCACCCCTTCGTTCGGCTGGAGCGTTCCTACGAGCTCAGACCTCGTAAAAAATGGCGCAACAGCAATTGAGACACTAGGCGATGCTATTGATGCATCCTTCGCAGGTCTTACAGTCAATGCCCAGACTGGCACAACTTACACAGCAGTTAAGGCAGATGGACTAAACGCCATTGTCACAATGGACAATGCCTCAGCTAATACTTTTTACATTCCAACAGATGCAACATACGCATTCCCTACAGGCACAACTTTGCTTGTGTACATGAAGGGTGCAGGAGTTACGACAATTACAGCAACAACTCCAGCTACTACAACTGTTGTTAGCGCAGGGGCAGTTATCGGTTCTCCAGTATTATCTCGATACAGATCAGCAGCTTGTATTAAAATTGCTGCTAACTCATGGATCGTAGTAGGTGGAATTGCTTAATGTTAAATACCCTTGCTGGAATTATCGCGGGAACTATTGTTCCGCCTGCAACTGTTGATGTCGATTACCTTGTAATCGCTGGTGGTGCAGGTGGTGGTAATACTTTTGGTGGCGCAGGTGCAGCGGGTGGATTGCGCTCTACTGTAACTGCAACAGGCGGTGGTGGATCTTTAGAAACCGCCTTAACTCTCAATCTAAGCACTAATTACACTGTAACAGTGGGCGCGGGTGGCGCAGGTGCAACAGGTCGTGGTGCTAAAGGTGCTAACGGATCTAACTCAGTATTTTCTACAATCACATCAACAGGCGGTGGTGGCGGTGGATCTTATGACACCAAGAATGGTGCTACTGGCGGTTCAGGTGGTGGCGGTGGTGGTGAAAGCGGCAGCGGTGGTTCTGGAACTACTAATCAAGGTTATGCGGGTGGTGGCGGTTCAGGCGGTCATGGCGGTGGAGCAGGTGGAGCAGGTGGAGTAGGTGCATCTGGAACATCTGGCGGAGCTGGAAACGGCGGAGTGGGTGTAGCCGTTTCAATTACAGGATCATCAGTAACTTATGCAGGTGGTGGTTCTGGTGGTTCTAACAATGATGGAACACCATTAGGAACTGTTAATGGCGGTGGCGGACAAGGTCAATATGGCAATGGAAACGCTGGAAGTGCCAACACAGGTGGTGGCGGTGGTGGCGGTGGATTATCTGGCGGAGTCGATGGAAACGGCGGCGCAGGCGGTTCAGGTGTAGTTATTCTTCGTTACCCAGATACAAAAACTATTACTATTGGTGCAGGTTTAACTGGAACAACAAGCTCTGCAAGTGGTGGTTATAAGCGAACAACGCTAACTGCTGGCACAGGAAATGTGAGTTTTGCATAATGGCACATTACGCATTTTTAGATGAATTAAACATTGTTACTGAGGTTATTGTCGGTATTGACGAAACTGAACTTATTGAAGGTTTAGATACCGAAACTTGGTACGGAAACTTTAGAGGTCAAGTCTGCAAGCGAACTTCCTATAATGGCAACATCCGTTATAACTATGCAGGTGTTGGTTATTTATATGATCCTATTGACGATGCATTTATCGCACCAATGCCTGAATGTGGTCATGATGAGTTGCTATTGAATGAGTTGAAGCGGTGGGAGTGTTCTAATGACGAGCATCAAACCCCGCTTATCTAAGGCTGCATCACAATTAAGGGAGCAGATCGATGACTCGTTCCCAGATCGTGACCGCACATCGGATGGTTGGATCGGTGATACCCGACACGCTGCTCGCAAGTCAGATCATAATCCAGATGAGCAGGGTTGGGTTCGTGCCATTGACATCGATCGTGACCTATTCCCATCCAGCAAGCCCGACATCATGGGCGATCTTGCAGATCAGCTTCGTGCCTTATCAAAGGCAAAAGCAGACAAGCGTATTAGTTACATCATTTTCGATGGGCAAATCTGCTCATCCATCCTCAATTGGAAGTGGCGTAAATACAAGGGCGCAAACAAGCACACAAAGCACTGTCACATCTCGTTTAAGAAAACGGCTGATAATGATGGGGCTTTTTTTCAGATACCTATGTTAGGCGGAGAATAATGAAAAACATCAAGAACCCTATCTACCTTGCTGCTGGCGCGTTCTTAGCTGCATGGGCATCTAGCAACTTCGACCTTGACTACCGAGCAATCCTTTGGGCTGCCCTATCTGGCATCTTTGGTTATGCCTCACCTAAAAAGTAATGACGCTGCAAGACACAGCGGCAATCGCTGTTGCTGTGACGACAATCGTTGGTTCATTTATTGGCTCAGTGCGATGGTTAGTAAAGCACTACCTAGCAGAGCTAAAGCCAAATAGCGGCTCATCCATGCGCGATGAAATCTCAGAGCTTCGTGGGCGTGTCGATACCATTCTCAGGATTTTAGAGAGACAATAAACTCATGGCAAGAAAAGCAACTAAGGCACTAGAGGAGCAAGGCTACTCAAAGCTCGACGCTTATTGCATTGGTCTCTATGAGTATTTTTCCAGCCTCAAGCGTGCCGGTTTCGCTGAGGACATAGCGATGTTTATGATCACAGAGCCTCAGGCTTACCCTCATTGGATCTTGCCTGACCAAGTACCGCCAGAGAAGTTTGGCGATTATGAAGATGAGGATGACGATTAAGCGAATAGTCGTAGTCTCGGACTTACAAGTCCCTTACCATGACAGGGTTGCAACCCGCAATCTTGCTAGTTTCATTACCAAGTTTAAGCCAGATCAAGTAGTCACCATTGGCGATGAGATTGACCTACCCCAGATAAGCAAGTGGGAAGAAGGTCGCATGGGCTCTTATGCTCAGACCCTCGATGATGATCGTAATGAGGCTGTTCAGCTGCTCTGGGAGTTAGGCGTTACCGATTGCATCCGTAGCAATCACACAGACCGCCTGTATAACATCATTATGGCTAAAGTCCCAGCCTTCGGCGCACTACCAGAATTACGCTTTGAGAAGTTCATGAAGTTCGATGAGCTAGGCATTACCTTCCATAAGAACCCTATGCCTATTGCACCTAACTGGATTGCAGTGCATGGAGATCACACACCCATCAAGCCACAGGGGGGCTTATCAGCCCTAGAAGCGGCTCGTAGGCATGGAAAGAATGTCATCTCAGGACATACTCACAGAGCAGGGCGTTCAGCCTTCTCAGAGGCTTCTGGAGGGCGTATAGGGCGTGTCCTGCATGGTGTCGAGGTAGGCAATCTCATGGACTTTAAGCAAGCTGCTTACACTAAGGGTGTAGCCAATTGGCAGCAGGCTTTCGCCATTATCTATGTCAATGGATCTAAGGTTCAAGTGGACTTAATCAACATTGAAAAGGACGGCACATTCATCGTGGCTGGAAAGTCTTACGGACGCGCTCGATAATTGCTACAATTGTAGTACGCCGCGAGGCGTCTGCCATTGGCTAGGGTTTAACTGAGTCGCACTCAGCCCCTAGCCTTTGTGCTTAGATAGGTCTAAATTTAGGTCTAAATCGTTATCATTTCGTTATCAGAATGTGTCGATCTGCTGGGCTGACTGATTAGTCCTTGCAAGTTTAACGAGCACCATGATCCCTGCCACTTGATAATCGTGGATTGGTGTCTGTAAGTATGCTGAGAGGAGCATAGCGGTATGTTGCAAGTTATCCGAAGGGTGACCATACGATAGACCACGCTGACTGATTGTGTCTGTGGCGGTGAGTAGGATTTCATTGGCTTTCAATCTAAATCACCGCGAAAGTTACGACCACGATGCCAGCCATCTCTTAAACCTTTGTCATAGCTTCTACGCTGTACATCAAAGATGGTAATGGCAAAGCCAATGACCATTCCAATGATGCAGATCAGTAGCAGTTTGTCTGTATTGCTCATTATGCCACCTCACAGCGGCACTGCCAGTCATCAGCTTCTAAGCACATACAGTCATAACCTGCGAGATAGTTGCTGCATGGATTTTGATAGTGATACATCATGGCTGAAACATAGGTGGCTTTATCGCATAAATCGCAATAAACAATTTCTACTTTTTCCATAGTTTGCATTTACTTACCTAACTGTATCCAGTGCCCTTGACTGGCTTACAGGATTAGTGTGACACAACGACATGACATAAATGCGCTTATTTGTGTAACGATTTGATAACGAAAAAACCAGGGGCTAGCGTGGTCTGCCGTAACTCTTTCCAGACACAATGAATGTGCCATCCTTTTCAATGTGGATAAGATCGACCTGAACCTTAGCCTTATTGACATAGATAATAGCGAAGGCTTGCTGCCAGTTGGCTACGCCCTTTGTATAGGCAGCTTGCTTAAAGTCCATAAGGTTGCCTACCTCAACACCATGCAGGACACGCCCTATGCGCCCCCCAGAAGCCTCTGAGAAGGCTGAACGCCCTGCTCTGTGGGTATGACCTGAGATGACATTCTTTCCATGCCTACGAGCCGCTTCTAGGGCTGATAAGCCCCCTTGTGGCTTGATTGGTGTGTGATCTCCATGCACTGCAATCCAGTTAGGCGCAATAGGCATAGGGTTTTTATGGAAGGTAATGCCTAACTCATCAAACTTCATAAACTTCTCAAAGCGAAGCTCTGGCAAAGCCCCGAACGCTGGCACTTTAGCCATGATGATGTTGTATAGGCGGTCTGTGTGATTGCTACGGATGCAATCGGTAACGCCTAACTCCCAGAGCAGCTGCACAGCCTCATTACGATCATCATCTAGGGTCTGGGCATAAGATCCCATGCGACCTTCTTCCCATTTACTTATCTGTGGAAGGTCAATCTCATCGCCAATGGTGACTACTTGATCAGGCTTAAACTTTGTGATGAAAGAAGCAAGGTTGCGGGTTGCTACTCGGTCTTGGTAAGGCACTTGAAGATCGGACACGACTACGATGCGCTTAATCGTCATCCTCATCTTCATAATCGCCAAACTTCTCTGGCGCAATAGGATCAGGCAAAATCCAATGAGGGTAAGCCTGTGGCTCTGTGATCATGAACATCGCTATGTCCTCAGCAAACCCAGCACGCTTTAATGAGCAGAAGTACTCATAAAGTCCAATGCAATAAGCATCAAGCTTTGAGTAGCCTTGCTCCTCTAACGCCTTAGTTGCTTTTCTTGCCATGATTAAATTATCGCTCTAGAAGTATGTTATAGATCTCATCGACACGCTGATTGAGTCGCTTGATCTCAGATAGCAGGTGAGTGATTACATAACCTGCAAGCCCGCCAATGACTCCGAGCGTTGCTAGGTAGAATGTGAAGAAGTCCGATTGTGTCACTTTTTAGGACTCGCATAACCGAACACACCAGATAGCACAGCCCAAAGGATTGCGCGGTAATCTGCCGCAAAGTTAGTAGATGCCCAAGCTGCAAGGAACGCTCCAGCGGCTAGGTATGCAGGGTGCTTGATGTTCTTCATTATTCTCCGCCTAACATAGGTATCTGATAAAACTCACCCAATAGGTCAGCCTCTTTCTTAAAGCTGAAATGAGCGTGCTTTGTGTGTTTGTTTGCGCCCTTGTATGTTCGCCACTTCCAGTTAAGGATGCGGGAACAAATGCGACCCTCAAAAAT